CTCGGTTGATCTCGATGCCCACCGACTCAATGACGTCGGCCAGGCGTTGCTTGTCGTCGGAGTAGCGCTCGACGTAGACCTTCGGCGGTTGGCCCACCTCGAGGTCAATAACGACGCGGCGCACGTAGTTCGGATCATCGATGATGCGCGCGCGAACGAGCGCGTCAATCACGGTGCGGTCGAGCACGTACGCTGCCACTGGCCTCTCCCTCATCCGTTGACTACGCGCGCGATGCGGTCCTGGTGTTCGCCGAAGTCGTTGACCCAGCCGTCGGGTGTGTGTCGACGAACCTCGCCGGCCGGATTGCCCCGCCAGTCCCCGCCGCGCACCACATACAGCTCGGGCCGCTCCAGCGAGACCTTGTGCTCGTTGAAGCACTCCTGCCCAGCCTCGAACACGAACTCGGTCAGTCCGGCCTCGGTACGGATCTCGGTGAACTTCCGGCCCGACTGCTTGCGGATGTAGTGCGCCTGCCGCTGGCCCAGCGGGACCCGCTCGTCGACGGTGGTCTTCCAGCCGTGGCGGCGGGCCAGGCAACCGGCCTCGTCGCACGTGCCCTTCCGGTAGTGCGTCGCGACCGGCGAGCGGATCTCGTACGTCTTGTAGGCGTGGACCGGAAGCTGCGGGTCGATCCTGTTCGGCTGCACCCTAGAACGCCGGAGCCGCTTCGTTGCGGACCACCATGACGGCGAACACCAGCGACGTGAACGATGTGGCGGTGGTGGTGGTGACCTTCAGGTACCGCTCGACGGCCAGGTTCGTCGCGGTGGCGATCCGCTGCTTCGTCGGGGCGCTCGTGATCTGGGTGAACCCGCCGCCGACCACATTCGCGTACGCGTCGCCCGAGTTGTCGGACGACTCCTGAATGGTGATCGTCGCATCAGTGCCGGAGAAGCTGAACACGTGCAGGTACGCCTGCAGGCCGAAGTTCGTACCCGCGGCGAAGTCCACTGCCGTACCTGCGGTGGCGCCGGTGTCGGTGCGTTTGCCGGCGGTCAGGGACACACCCCATTCGAGGGCGTAGCCGTTGGACGGGTTCGGCACCGAGTAGGACAGGCTTCCGTCCTGCGCGCGCGTGCCCGAGTAGTCGACCTGCTTGCACACAATGGACGCGGCCGGATCGCCGAGGGTCGTCGAATGGTAGTAGGACACGATCCGGTCGACCGACGGCAGGGCGGACAGGACCGGATGGGCCTGGCCGGCCGAGGAGTTGTGCCAGGACGTGAAGTCGATGGCCCCGTCGCGCTGGCCACCGACCCGTTCGAACGCCGACTTGTTGATGCCGGTCAGGTCGAGCGCGACCGGGCCGCCGCCGATTCGCTGGACGGAGCCGGTGTCGTTGGACAGGTCGTAGCCGTCCACGTACAGGTTGGCGCCGAGGCCGGAGCTTTTTGCCACATCAGCCTCCTATGCCGTCTGTTCCCATAGATCATTGCAAATGATCGGGACATTGAGCGTGTACACCCGGAAAATGGTGTCCTGCTGCTGCAGGTAGCCGGCGACCGCGTCGAGTTGCGTCCCGTGCTCGGCGAAGATGTCGATAGACGCCGCGTTCCCGCCCAGTTGAAAGTCCCCCGTGTAGGCGAGCATCAGCGCGTCGCACGCGGCCAGCAGTTCGGCTTCGATGTAGTCGGAGCCGAATGTGGTGGGCATGCGGATCCTGACGTTGAGCAGGAGCACGCCCGACGTCGAATCCAGCCCAGACCTCGCCGGCCGGATGCGCTGGACCCAGATCTCAGCCGTCAGTCCGTTGCCGGGTGCGTTGGCCACCTCGTGCTTGTTGACCCGCTGAAAGAACCCGCTCGCCATGGCGTGGGACTCGACGACCGCGAGGATGGTCTCGACGGTGGCCCGGTTGAGACTCACGCGTTCCACCTACGTGCGTACTCGCTGGCGATCCGCTGGCAGATCGGATCCGCCTTGTGCCCGCGCACGTCGTCAACCGCGCGCCGCAGGCTTGCGTACCCCTTGAACCGCGTGGTCGCGTTCCGACTGGACGTCCCCTCGACCCACGGCCCGTAGACGATTCCCCGGTCGTGCACCACGTAGTCCTCCCCCAAGGGTTGGACGGTCACCTGGGTCTCGTAGTACGGGGTCGGGTGCTGGAAGCTCCGGTCCATGTTGAGCATCCAGTCCGCCAGCACCTGCGACGCGACGGCGAACTTCATGTCGTCGATCATCGCGTTGATCATGCCCCGGATGCGGCCGTCGAACACGGGCCCGGACACGACGATCTGGATGGACGTGTCGCCCGAGGTGGAGTAGGCGACCCTTCCGCCGGTGGGGTTCTGCCGGTCCATGCCCGGCTGCCAGTGGGTGCCGGTCTTGCCCTGGTCGGAAGGTCTGCGGACCGGTGCGCCGGAGACGTCCGCCGGCTGCGTCACACTGCTTTCTTTCTCGCCTTGCGGCCGAACGCCTGGTAAGCCTGTTCGCGCAGTCCCTGGAGTCCCTGGCCGGGGGTGCGGGAGGTCTCACCCTGCCCGGACGGACGGCCGTAGCCGGCGGACTCCTGCAACAGGGTGTTCAGCGCTTCAGCGATGTTCAGCTCGCGGACCAGCCCGGGAACGACATGCCGGGTGATGGCGGTGGTATCCGCATGGCTGGCCGCGGTCGTCCCCAGTGCCCCGCGCTGGACGGTCAGGGTGCGCGGGGCGTAGATGTCGGCACTGCCCGCGTGGGTGGCCAGTGTTGTCCCGTCCCAGGCCCGGATCACCGTGAGCACAGTGGACGCGACGTCGACGACAAGCATGCGCTCCGAGTCGATGAGGATGACCTCGTCCTTCACCGGCGCCGCCGTCGTCGTGGACATCGTGATGGACACGTCCGCGGTGGATGCGAGCAGCGAGTCCCCCGCGTCGACGTTGACGCCGGTGTCGAGCATCGCCTTGTCGGTGACGATCATCCGCTCGGAGTCGACCTTGATGATGTGCCCGACCCCGATGACAGCGGAGTTGGTGACGTTGACCCCGGTCTCGGAGTCGTCCAACGCCTCAGCGAGTGCACCGGCCGGGACGGTGTCCGCGGGAGCGCCAGAGTAGACGCCGGTGACGGCGATGCTGCGCTGGTGGGTGTCCCCTGAACTGAACGCCGCGGTCGAGTCGAGGTCGATCTCGATATGCGTGTACGGGGCTTCGTCGCGGTTGTCCGAGCGGCGCAGGAAGTAGTCCGACGCTGCGATCGTCGTGCCGCCCGAGGTCAGCGCCGAAACGGAAACGAGCTCGTTGGAGTCCAGCCACAGCCGCCACGACCGGGCCAGTTGGTGGTTGGGCCAGTCGAAGTATCTGGTTCCGGTCCACGGGTAGAACACCCGGTTCAGGAGCCGCTCGACCGCGTACCGGCCGGACTCGAGCGCCCGGTCGACCTGCGCGTCATCGCGGGCGGTGTGCTTGGAGTCCAGCGCCCGCTTGCACTCTTCTCTCGAGGCGTACGCGAACGTGTCCACCTACGCCCCCTGGTGATAGTCCCGTGTCGACCAGCCGTCGAATCTGCAATGTAGGGAGCCGTCCGGCCCCGTGATCAGCGGCTCGCCGTCATTGGGGCAGGCGAGGGGCGGCCGACTCTTCTCCTCGCGGTGAAGGTCGGCCGCCTCCCGGTAGATGGACAGCAGCTGCTCCCAACTCACTGCTCGGCCGGCTCCTCAGAGGCCTCTTCGACGTTCTTGGCGTCGTCATCCAGCAGTCGCTGCACCAGATCCGGCTTGTTGCCCGACTTCGGCAGCCCTCGCTGGACACACTCCTCCTGAAGGTCGGCCAGCAACCAGCCCTCGTACGGGGACACCTGCTCCGGGTATACCTCATCGGTGTCAACGAACTCGGTGACGTCCTGCCACTCGCCGTCGACCTGGATCTCGGTGCGCTCCACCCCAGTGGCTTCGCCGATCTTCTCGGCCGAGCCGCAGTTCGGGCACGCCTCGAGGTCGGCCGCGTACTTCGTGGTGCAGCCCGCGCACTCGGTGAGCACTTCTTCCTCCTCGTACGGGCCCAACTTGCCCAACTCCCGCAGGGCATCCGCCTGCGTTGGCGGGTTGCGGCGTTCCTCGAACTTGTTGCTGGCCCCGCCGAACACTGAGATCTTCGCCATCACGCCGCCACCAGGGTCGCGCCGTTTTCCAGCGGGAACCACGTGGCATACCAGGTGATCGCACCGTCGGTGCCGCCGGAGACGTGCTCGATCTGGCCGATCGGCAGCACCAGTCCGGCGCCGTAGGTGGCGATGCCGCGCACGATGCCGGACACCCCGGCCGGGCACAGGATGTCCCCCGCCGCGGTGTCGGCGGTGCCGATGTCGGTGGCGGCGCAGATGTCCGTCGTTGTGCCCGTCGTCGGGTTGATCTGCAGCTTGTACGAATTCGCGACGGTGATGGCGGTGGTCACCACCCCGACGAGGGACGTGACCACCACCATCCCGCCGGCGATGGTGAACAGCGCCACCGTGTCGGCGGCCAGCGTTCCAGTCGCCTTGGTGACCGGCGCCGAACCGCCCAACAGGGTGCGCAGCTCGTTGCCCTGGATCAGTACCGACATGTCACGCCGCCACGAGGGTCGCGCCGTCGGTCAGCGGGATCCAGGTCAGGCACCACGTGATCGCGCCGTCCGTACCCGCGGAGACGTGCTCGATCTGGCCGGTGGTCAGCGCCACATCCAGCCGAGCCGTCGCATACCCGCCACCCGACGCCGACGAGGTGATCAGCTTCGGCGGGGCGGTGGTCGTGGCGAGCGCGAACTGGATGATCCCACCCGCGGCCGAGTCGTTCGTCCCGATGTCGGTGGCGGCGCAGATGTCGCCCGTGTCGCCGTTGGTCGGGTTGTGCTGCAGCTTGTACGAGTTGGCCACCGTGATCGAGGTGGTGATCAGCCCGTACATGGAGGTGACGAGGACCTGCCCGCCGGCGATGGTGAACAGGGGGACGGTGGTGGCGGCGAGGGTACCCGTGGCCTTGGTGACCCGGTTGCCGAGCAGGATGGTCCGCAGCTGCGAACCACTGATGATCACAGACATGTGTCAGCTCTCCTAGGCGTTCGCCGCGCCGGGGTTCAGCAGGTTGCCCAGGTTCGCCGGGGTCCGCTGGATGGCCAGGTCGACCTTGAGGTAGATGAACGCCGCGAGCTGGGCGTTGTTGGACAGGTCGGCCTGGTTGACCGAGATCCAGCTGTAGCCGTCGGTCAAGGCCGTGCTGGGGACGTGGATGACGTAGATGTTCTGCTTCTGCGCGTCGTCGGCTACCGCGGTCATGAGGGCCGCCGCCGACTGGGTGGTCTTCGACCACGACTCATCGTTGTCGAGCAGCGTCTCCGACTTGCGGTAGATCGTGTCCATGATGGTCAGATCCGCCGAGGTGCCGCCGGTGTAGGCGGTGTGCTGCTGCAGCGAGGGGACCGGGTCGTCGCCGTCGGTGCCGGCGGCGTAGATGAGAACGATGTCGATGCCGCCGCAGTCGTGCATCGAGATCCGCTTGCCGGTGGCGCCGGCGGTGGCCAGGTCGACCGGCGCGAGCGCCAGGCCGATGTCGTAGAGCCTTCCGAGACCGAGCATGGTTCCTTCTTCTCTCCGGACGGGGTGTGAATGCCGTCCTGGTTCTGCCTACCGAGACACGGACGTCTCTCGGCGTAGAGCTTTCGCCACGCCCCGAAGGCGCAGGTTGGCCATTTCTAAGTTGTCCGCAACTCGACGCAGTCGAACCGGGTCATCCCGGAACTGCCCAATGCCTTGGTTGCAGAGACGGCAGGCGACGCCACGGACGCACTTGCCGCAGGACCGATTCTCTGGACAGCACTGCCGGTCATGATCGATATGAATCTTGCCGGTCTCGAGTGGCTCTTCGCACAGGTAGCAGCGTTCACCCTGACCCGCGCGCATCTCCGCGAGTTGTTCAGGTGTGAGCCCGAACTTCCACTTGAGGTTGTGCTTCCGCCCGGTGCGCTCGTACTGTTCGCGACTCTTCCGCCGAACACGCTCGGGGTCGGCCAAGCGCAGATTCCGCATATATTCACGGCCGGCCGCGCGTTTACGTTCGAGAACCTCTAGCGGTGGTTGCTTCCTGTGCTGCTGGGCACCGTGGCGCTTGCACTCGCATCCGGGCCGGCACGCCTTCGATCGGTGCCTGCCGCATGTACATCCCGGAGAGCACACCCTGTACTTGTGCGGAGCGCTATGCCGGCTGCAGTTGCACCCGGGTGCACATGGGTTGGATCGATGCCGACCGCATGTGCACCCGTCATCACATTTCTTCGTGCGCCAGTCTTCCGTTGTCATTAACCAATCATAACAACGGAACTACGCGCGAGCCGCCAATTGCACGAACGGACTAAGCGCCGGACCGTTGTTCTGTGGAGTTATCGAGCTGGACAGCCAAGGACGCCCGTCGACACGGCTGATGATCCGGTACGCGGTGACGTCCGTGCTGAACTTGAAGTGCGGGCTCGACATGGCGGACATGACCTGCCGGTCGCCGATCAGGTAGAACCCGAAGTCCACGAACGAGATGTCGCCCAGGTCGCCGAGGACGCCGGGGGTCTTCTCGGTGAAGATCACCGGACGGCCGAGGATCGTCATGGGCGGGCC